TGAAGAAACATTTGAAGGTGAAAGAGCCGAGCGTAGAGGATATAGTGCGCCAAAGTTTGAAGATATAATTGCTGACTGGAAACTAAACAACAGCGATCAATGGTTTCAATAATAGTGGACGAGTACAATTTAGACGAGCACGAACTTTATCTAAAATATCCACAACATCACAAATGGTGGAATAAACTTTATCTAGCAGAAACTATGGGCTATAGTTGTGGTCCAGGGGGTGTAAGAATACCCAGCACAGGCGAATATGTAATACGTCCTATATACAATCTTATAGGCATGGGTGTGTGTACAACTATAAAAGTATTAAAACAAGGTGATTGTACCAGCACACCTCCGGGTTACTTTTGGTGCGAATACTTAGAAGGCAATCATTACAGTGCTACATACGAAAATATCAACGGTACATGGAAACCTTTACACTGCTGGCAAGGATGGAACCGGAAATCAAATGTTGTAAAGTTTAATAAATGGATACGCAGTGATTATACACCAACCATTCCCAAAGCTATTGCTAATATAAATAATGTAAAGTATATCAACATTGAATACAAAGGCGACAATCCTATTGAGTTGCATTTTCGTCCTAGTGGCAATCCAGATGGTACATCGATTAGTAAGTGGAATGAATATATTCCTATATGGCATGATACTACACAGTTTGAAAAAGACAAGCTAGTTGATCAAGGATACACTTGGATAGATAATCCGTATGATGACTGGATGGAAGACATGGAGCCGTATTTGAACGAAAGACGGCTCGGGTACTATGTACGGTAGAATTGATTTATCCAAAGTAAAATACAAACTAGATCCTGACATTTTTTTGCACAAACCTAGTTGGAAAGAAGCAGCACACGTATACAATGTCTATTGTAAATACAAAAACTTTGATAGTGTGTTTCCATTGTATAGTGATGATATTTTACAGAATGATTTTCATTGTTTGTATATAGACAATAAACTTGTAGCATGGGAACAAACAAGAACATATACAAATGACAAAGTTGCATTTAGTGATCAGTTTGCATGGGATTACAGCAATCCAGAAGATAGAGTTGGTTGGAGATTTAGCTACCACGTTCCAGCTTATTACAAGTCACAAGGTTATAAGTATCTATACTTAGGAGATCACCACGACTATAAAAGTCGTATTCAAGGATACGAAATATTAGGTCCAATAAAAACACTTGACAACAAAACATAACTACTGTATATTAAACTTAATAAAAAGGAGTATTGCATGAGCGATAGAGTATATGGACAAGAAGAAAAAGCCAAGCTAGAACGTCTAGTTAAAGAAGGCGTAACAGTACTACAAGAAATTGAAGATTTACAAGGCGGATTAAAAGAAACTGTGAAAGCAGTAGCAGAAGAACTAAACGTAAAGCCAAGTCTTATCAACAAAGCTATTAAAGTTGCGCAAAAACGTGACTGGAGTCGTGTACAAGACGAGTTTGAAGATCTCGAAACTATTGTTGCAACAACAGGATACGATACGGAGTGAATGAAACCTACAAAATCTAATACATTTTGTCATTATCCTTTTAAAAGTTTGGCATTAAAAAACTGGCAGAAGGATAAACTTGGAACTCCTTGGGTGTGTTGCAAAATGGGAGATAACAATGTTGACCTAGGTATAACACCAGAAAATCTTACACCAGATCAGATATTCAATCATCCTCGATTAGAAAAACTAAGATATAATGCATTAAATAATATACAAGACGAAGCCTGTGCAACTTGTTGGAAACAAGAACAAAAGAATAATATTAGCAAACGTTTGTTGAGTGAAGGTACAGGAACTACTAACCTAACTACACTAGATTTAACCATTAGTAATCAGTGTAACTTAAGATGCAGAATGTGCAATCCAGGAAATAGTAATCAGTTGATGATTGATTATAAGTTTTTTAAAGATAATGATTTGTTTTTAGATATACAAGGTGCTACAAACTTTGACTTTGTTGCAAGTGCGCCAGTTGATGTTCGTAATAGCTTGCAGTTTAAATGGCTTTTGCAAAATACCCATAAAATAACAACATTAGAAGTTAGCGGCGGCGAGCCTTTCTATGATAAAAATCTTATACACTTACTAGATAAGTACATTGAAAACAATGATGCTAAAAATACAACACTGCATTTTCATACAAACGGAACATTATTTACAGAAGATCTTTGCAACAAACTATTGCAGTTTAAAAACAATCAACACACAATCAGTGTAGATGGAGTAGGTAAAGTTTACGAATATATTAGATATCCTCAAAGTTTTAGTATGTTAGAGAACAGTATAAAAACTTATATTAATATTGTAAATCCTAGCGTATTATGGTTCAATCTAGTTCTAACAGCACACAACTTGTTTAACTTAGAAGAGTATAAAGCATGGGTAGATACATTTGATGTACCAACTAAACACATTGTATTAAGCGAAGTTCACAGCAGCACAAGAGGCGTTTCATTAAAAAACCTGCCTGTTGATATATTAAAGCAATCTAAACAAAAATATTCTAAAACTAATATTGAAAACTTAACTACAATGATAGATGATGCTATACATAATAATATAGGAAACACAAAAAAGTTATATCAAGAAACAATATTGTTTGATCAAAGTAGAAACCAAAGATATGAAAAATATTTAGATAAAAATATTGTTAATGTTTTAAAAATACTTGACAAATAAAAAGAAATATAGTATAGTGAATAATAAGGAGACTCCATGCCATACGTAGACGCATTTTTTGACAGAGATTCGGATATTATTCGAGTAGTTGAACGCAAGGACGGAAAAAGACATTTCCATGAATATCAATCAAAGTACACATTTTATTATGAGGATCCACGTGGAAAGTACAAAAGTATCTACGGCAACACTCTAAGCAGAATTGTTTGTAAAAATACAAAAGACTTTCGTAAGGAACTTGCTATCAACAAAGGCAAGAACTTGTTCGAAAGTGATATCAATCCAATCTTCCAATGTTTGAGTGAAAACTACATCAACCAAGATGCACCCAAGCTGAATGTAGCGTTTTGGGATATCGAAACTGACTTTGATCCAGAGCGTGGTTTTGCTCCTGTTGAAGATCCGTTTATGCCTATTACTGCTATTACAGTATGTTTGCAATGGCTAGACGGTATGCTGGTTACTGTAGCAATGCCGCCAAAAGGCATGCCACTTGAAGAAGCAACTGCAATGTGTAAAGCACGTTGGGGAGACAGTGTTATACTATTTCCCAACAACGAAAAGGGCGAAGGTGAGATGCTGAGTATGTTCTTGGATCTTATTGAAGATGCTGACATTCACAGTGGTTGGAACAGTGAAGGATATGATGTTCCGTATACTATCAATAGAATAAAACGTGTATTAAGCAGTGATGATACACGTAGATTCTGCTTGTGGGGACAAAAGCCCAAGCGTAGAGAATATGAGAAGTTTGGCAAAACAAGTGAAACGTATGACACTATTGGTAGAGTGCATATGGATTATCTCAACTTGTATCGCAAGTACACATATGAAGAACGTCACACATACAGACTAGATGCTATTGGTGAACTAGAAGTAGGTGAAAACAAAACAGTGTATGAAGGTACACTTGATCAGTTATACAACAACGACTTTGAAAAGTTTATTGAATACAATATTCAAGACGTTGCACTACTAGACAAACTAGATAAAAAACTAAAGTTTATTGATCTTGCAAACGTACTAGCACACGAAAACACTGTGTTGCTACAAACCACAATGGGTGCTGTTGCACTTACAGAGCAAGCTATTGTTAACGAGTCTCATAGACGTGGTATGCAAGTGCCAAATAGAAAACAGCATGAAGGCAATACACAGGCCGCTGGTGCCTATGTTGCATTTCCAAAGAAAGGTGTACACGAATGGGTTGGTAGTATGGACTTGAACAGTCTGTATCCAAGTGTTATTCGTGCATTAAATATGGGTCCTGAAACTGTGGTTGGACAAATACGTTTAGATATTAGTGATGAACGTATTCACAATGATACTACACTAAAGAAAAAGAGCTTTGCAGGCAGCTGGGAAGGACGTTTTGCAACAGAAGAATACGAAGCAGTTATGGAACAAAAACGTGACGTAATGCTTACACTTGAACTAGAAAATGGTCAAGAAGAAGTGCTGAGTGCAGCAGAACTATGGAAGTTGATTTATGATAGTCATCAACCATGGATGCTTAGTAGTAATGGCACAATCTTTACAAACGAGTTTGAAGGTGTTATTCCAGGACTGTTAAAACGTTGGTACAGCGAACGTAAAGATCTACAAAAGAATCTTAAAAAAGCAAAAGATGCTAAGAACGAAGTAGAGATTGAATACTGGGACAAACGACAGTTGGTTAAGAAGATTAACTTGAACAGTTTGTATGGTGCGATTCTTAATCCAGGTTGTAGGTTCTTTGACAAACGTATCGGACAGAGTACAACACTAACTGGACGTACTATTGTTAAGCACATGAGTGCAGAAGTTAATAAGATTATCACAGGCGAATATGATCATGTTGGCAAAGCTGTCATTTATGGCGATACTGACAGTGTATATTTTAGTGCATATCCTGTATTGAAGGACGAGATTGCAGCAGGTAAGATTCCATGGACCAAAGATAATGTAATAACACTATACGATCAAGTATGCGAACAAGCAAACACAACATTTCCAGAAATGATGCTAAAAGCATTTCATTGTCCAAAGAGTCGTAGCGATGTTATTGCAGCAGGTAGAGAGATTGTTGCCGAAACTGGTTTGTTTATCACCAAGAAACGTTATGCAGCACTAGTGTACGACATTGAAGGATTTAGAACAGATGAAGATGGAAAACTAGGCAAAGTAAAAGCAATGGGGTTGGATCTAAAGCGTAGTGATACGCCGGTGTTTATGCAGGATTTCTTAAAAGATTTGCTTGATATGGTACTACAGAAAAAACCTGAAAAAGAGCTGCTAGAAGCTATCAGTCAGTTTAGACGTGAGTTTAAGGATCGTCCGGGATTTGAAAAGGGTAGTCCAAAACGTGCAAACAAGATTGGGCATTATCAGCGACTTGAAGAAAAGCAAGGCAAAGCAAACATGCCTGGACATGTAAGAGCAAGCATTAACTGGAATACACTCAAACGTATGAATGGTGACAAATATTCGCAAGAGATTGTTGACGGTATGAAAGTTATTGTTTGTAAACTAAAACAGAATCCGCTAGGCTATACTAGTGTAGCGTATCCTACAGATGAATTGCGTATTCCGGATTGGTTCAAGGAACTGCCGTTTGATGGTGATGCAATGGAAGAAGTTATTATTGACAACAAACTAGACAACTTGATTGGTGTGTTGGATTATGACTTAGAAAGTACAAAACAAAAAACTACATTTAACAACTTATTTGATTGGGACTAATATGAAAGTAGGTATTACATTTAGTGCATTTGATCTACTTCATGCAGGACATATTGGTATGTTGCGTGAAGCAAGAGCAAACTGTGATTATCTCATTGTAGGGTTGCAAACTGATCCTACTATCGATAGACCAGATACCAAAAACAAACCTGTGCAAACATTGGTAGAGCGTTATGCACAACTTAATGCACTCAAGTTTATTGACGAGATTGTGCCATACGAAACTGAGCAGGACTTGATGGACATACTGGAACTGTTTCAGATCGATGTAAGATTCTTAGGTGAAGAATACAAAGAAGATGAGTTTAGCGGCAAGGATATTTGTCGCAAGCGAGGTATTCAACTGCATTTTAACAAGCGTGATCACAGATTCAGCACAAGTGATTTACGCAAACGAGTTGCTGAAAGA